AGACGAGGAACCCATCCGGCATCGCTGGGTAAATCAGGTGTTGGGGATCGTGAAACGGAGATTGAAGCCCAAGCCAAAACTAAAGAGAAAGGGGGATGCGTTATGAAGAACATGCGCGAGATGCTCAAACGATCCATCGTTCGGCAATGTGGGCGAGATGGGCAGGGGGTGGCAGTCTCATTGAGTGGGGGTATTGATTCGTCAGCGATGGTGATTGTCTGCGTGAGTGACTTGGGCTGGAAACCCCGGTGTTACACATACGCAATTCGTGGGGAGAGCTCCCGCGATCTCAATGTTGCTCGACAGCTCACAGTCTGGTTGGGGCTGGAACATCATGTGTGCCTCATTGAGCCTGAGCAGTTGGAGGAGGACGTTTTGGAACTGACGCAGCTGCGTGGGATCACTGGCAAGGTGCGCGTACAATGCATGCATGGACACTTGTATGTGGTTCGCGCCATGCGCAGGCTTAAACCACGCGACAAGATGATTCTCAACGGATCAGGAGTCGATGGACTCTATGGAGTTTACAAAGGCATGGCAATCACTGGCTACAAAGCGTTCCGGGAAGGTAACCGTGCAGCGCAGAAGGATTGGGGCCGCATGCGGCAGAAACACCTGGAAGATCCAAACGATGATGCCATGGTCGACCAGCGTGAGCTGTACGAGGAACATGGCGTGAAAGTGATTTACGCTTACCGTGAGTACAAACCAATCGTGGACTACCTGATGAGCTTGAACTACATTGAGATGAATACACCTAGGGTCAAAGAGGTCATTCGACAGTGGTTCCCGGAGCTTGCCAAATTCCATGTGCGGCGGGGGTCGCAACAGTTGGTGTCCGGGACGGCTAAACTGCATGAGCGTCTGTTGACGAGCAAGCTCAATAAGTATGGTCGCCGGCGTATGACAGAAATCTATGCGGATTTAGCGGCTGAGCGCTGAACAACACTGGGGCGAAACTGGACGAAAATGGGGGAGGGGCATAAGCCATTGTATTACAATGGCCTGTGCCCCAATTTTTATCACCAACACCATCCATAGTACATTTTGACATTGCCTCCGCAGCGGTCCCTGGGGCAATTAATGGTTGCCTGGAGGTGTTATAGTATGGCGTCTGGGTATTACGACATTGCAGAGTCCAAGCTTGGCGAGATTAAGCAATGGTGTCGCGAGCATGGGGTTAACAACGCTGAGATCGCGCGCCGGCTGGGAGTACACCCCAGCACGCTGTCTCGATGGATATCCCAGCATCCAGAGCTCAAGAAAACCATCCAGGAAGGGCGCAGCGACGCCGATGAGCTCGTCGCGGATGCGTTATTCAAGCGCGCATGCGGATTCACGCTGCGCGAAGTCTATCGCCAGCGTCTGGGTAATGAACTAATCACCCTGCGCGAGACCTGCCGTGAGATCCCACCGGACACTGAGGCCTGTAAGTTCTGGCTGAAAAACCGCTGCCCGAACAAATGGCGTGATCGCCAGGATCACATGATTTCAGGTGATATTCGGTTCGACGTCATCGGGCCACCCGCTGCGGAGGACGGTGGTGGAAATTAAAGTCGATTTATCTCGTCTCCCAGAAGTAACCAATCGGATCTATTATCCGTTGTTCTCGGATACATCTCGTTACCAGGTGCTAGTGGGCGGGGCTGGCAGCGGCAAGAGTTATTATGCAGCCATGGCGAAGCTGGTGCGCTGCGTGCAACGCCCGAAGAATCGGACACTCGTGGTGCGCAAGGTGGCGACAACGCTGCGCAACAGTGTGTGGCGTCTGCTCAAAGATGAACTCACTCGGATGGGCTGGTGGAAAACGCTGGTGACCGGCCACGAAAGTGAGATGCGCATGCGGTTTTTGAACGGCAGTGAGATCATCTGTGTGGGGCTGGACGACGTTGAGAAGCTAAAGTCCATCCAGGGAATCACGGACATCTGGATCGAAGAAGCGACGGAGTTGGTCATGGACGACTTCGTCCAGCTTGACTTGCGCTTGCGTGGTCAGGAGCAGATGCAGATCATCTTGACGTTCAACCCAATTTCGGCCGTGCACTGGCTGCGCAACATGTTCTTTGAGCAACCGTGCGTGCGAGTGGGGGGTCCAGGTAACCGATATAGATACTACCAGTTCGCGACCGGCAACATCGTGGTGCAGGCCATCACGCTGAAAACTACGTATCACGACAACCGGTTCCTGGACCCCATGTACAAAGCCGTGATCGAGCGGCTCAAGACGATGAACCCCGATCTATATAAAGTGTACGGCCTGGGTGAGTGGGGTGAACTTAAGGGATTGATCTACCCGGACATCACGATCGTCCCAGTGGAGCAGTGGCCGACCCTGGAATGGTTCGACGAGATTATCTATGGACTGGATTTCGGTTTCAATAATCCTACGGCTTTGGTGCAGGTGGGCATCAAGGATGGGGCAGTGTGGGAACGGCTGGTGCTTTATCGCTCTGGACTGACGCTGCGCCAGCTTAAGGAGCTGCTCCCAGAGGTGATCGGCGCGTCCCCTTACGGAGATCCGAAATCCGTCCCGATTTACGCGGATTCCAGCGAACCGGGGATGATCCAGGAGATCTATGAAGACGGCTGGAACATCCAGCCCGCGGCGAAGGGTCAGGGGTCCGTGTACGCTGGCTTGATGTTCTGCAAGGGGCTGCGCGTGCACGTCTGCAGTGATAGCGAAGACTTGATCAAGGAATACCGCTCGTACATGTGGGCACAGGACCGCGAGGGGAATCAGCTAGACCAGCCAGTTAAATTCAAGGACCACGCCATGGACGCCAAGCGCTATGCCGAATACACGCACCTGGGCATGCGCGGTGAAGAGGCTTTCGTTGGAGTGCCTGGGTTGGACGTCCATGACCGTGGATTTGTGGGAGCGCTATGATGTTGTTCGCGGGCAGGCGAGTTAAGCAATTAGCGGAGCGCGTGGAGGAGCTGACCAAACTCAATCGGCAGTTGCAGCATGCCGTGACGTCCTCCCTGGACATGCTGACGGCCCTGGAAGGGTCCAGCGTTTATGTTGGCAACCCTTACAAAAGCTACCAGCAGAAGGTGGAAGCCCTGTCGAAAATGTACAGTGGTGAAGCCGACTGGGGCAACCAGATCATGCAGTCGGTAGTGAACGTGCGCACGTCCTTCACCATTGGCTCCGGATTGAAATTCACGCCGGGCGACGATCTGGGTGAGCGAGAGGTGGAGTTCCTCCAGGACTTCATCCACATGAACAAGTTGGACCAGGGCGCACCCAAACAATACGCTCGAGAGGCTGAGATCGAAGGTAAGGCGCTCTTCCAACTGATTGCGGACCCCACCTGGGCGCGGCCCAATGGTCGGTTGGGGATGGTCAAGATTCAATTTATTCCGTGGACCAAGTTTCAATATACGGTATATCCCAAAGGTTCCGACTACACGCATTATTACCAGGTTAAATGGACCAACCCTCCAGAGATCAACGCGGTGACGCGTCTGAAAGCTGGCAATGTCACGCTAGAGGAGCCGGAATTTGTCTATGGGGTGTTCGGTGGGCGCGTCCACGACATCAACAACACGCCGCCAGTGATCAGCACGTCCCTCCCCCAATTTGAGAACCTGGATAAGGCTCTCTATGATCTACGCGCCATCAACAATCTGTTCGCCTCACCGACACCCCACCTGCGCTGCGAAGACCGGCAAGTGGCCCAGGAGTTGAACGCCAAACTGTCCAGCGGCAGCCTGAATTGGAAGATCGGCAAGTTGCTCATCACGGCCAAAGCAGACCTGGATATGGTTGGGATCAATGGGACAGGCATCCAAAGCCTGCTCAACGAGATCGAGACACTGATCAAAGTGATCTCCGGCAACACGGGGGTGCCTATCCATTTCTTCGGGTTCGCGGACGTGTTGTCCAACCGTGCGACGGCTGAAAACCTGCTGGAGAGCATCACGGCAGCCACCGAGGGGGCACGACATACATGGATCCAGATTTATGAGGAACTGTTCCATAAGGTTCTGGACTTTGCAAACCTGCACCTGCCCAATATCAGTGCGTTCAAGCAAGGCACGCTGGACGTCGACTTCCCGCTGGTCAGCGCAGCCAAGATGAAAGAACTCGTAGACGTCTGGCTGCCTCTGCACGCGCAGGATATCATTGACTCAGAGACGGTGCTCTCCAAGATCCCGGATATTGACCCGGATGAGGTCAAAGCCCGTTTAGAGGAGGAAAAAGCCAAACGCATAGCTATGTTGCCGCTCACCCCACAGCAGGGGGCGGTCAATGAAGATGAAGAGGAGGACCAGGACAATGAATGAGATCAAGTTGGCGGTCAAGTCCCGCACGGTATGGGCTGCATTGATCGTGGGGCTGGTGCGGTTATTAGAGGAGGCTGAGATTATCCCTTCCGGCCTGGCCGACCCGCTCCAGACGATCTTCGGCGCGCTGGCGGTGATCTTCCTGCGGTTGGGAGTGGTCAAGCGATGAGCGTCGTCAAGCGAGGCAACGCCTGGTGCGTGGTGCATGCGCATCCCCAGAAAAAGGGGTCCAAGCGGGACAAGCCACCCGGGACGCCTATCAAGTGTTGGTCTATCTCCAAGTATGGCAACGCCGGCGCACGGCGTCGAGCACTCGCCATGCACCGGGCGATCGCAGCTTCCCAAGCTGCGGCGCAGCATTGTTTCCTGCGAGCTGATCTGCAACACATGAGTGAGCAAGAAATACTGGCGATGGTGGACCCGGGCGTGCTGCAGTCAATCAAACAACAGGATCCTGCGCCGGTCATCAAAGTCTACCGCATTGGTGAGGAGGGCGTAGCCGAAGGCAGACTCGTCGGCCTGGGCCGCAAAACGTTCCGCTATCTGCAGCACGCCATCCGCAAGCTGGGGGAGAAGCTGCCCCTGCGGGTGCCCGTGTTCAACCGGCACAGCCAAACCAACGACCACGAAGGACGGGAACGCATCGGGGAGGTGGTCGGGAAGGCTGTGCAGCACGTCAAAGATCGCCTGGCCGTGTTGGCGGCCATCTACATCCTTCCCAGCCACCGTGACAAGGATCTGGATATTGCTTCCATCGAGGCCAACGTGCAATTTTCACTGGATGAAAGGGGAGACGTCCGAGTTGATGATTTTGAGAGAATCACCGGGATTGCCTTGAGCCACAGCTCCATTGAGCAGCCAGGCTTCCCCGGAGCTACGTTACTGGGAGCGATGCAAGCTTTCGCCACCAGAGATACTCACCCAGGAGATAGATCCATGGGAGCAATTGACGAACTGACCTTGGAGGATGTCCGCAAGGCAATCCGCCAAGGTGGTTACGAGGTAACAGACCTTTTTGACGAGGAGGACATCCTGGACCTGAAGATCGTCCGCAACCACGTCAAGAAGGAAAAACAAACGGAGTATGAGCATGCCAAGCGCCTTGAAGGCCGGCTGGCCGAGGAACGGAACTCCAGACTCCAACGGGAGAAAGAGTTGGAGGATGAGATCTCCAAACTCAAGCGGGAGACTTTCCAGGCTTCGAGCAGCAAACTTTTCGAGGCCTTGGCGGCTGAACGCAAGCTGGACGATCGCCAGCGCAAGTTCATGGAACTCCGGCTGAGCGGATTCAACCCCGAAAAGGTGGAGGATCAGGACGCCATCAAGGCGGAACTGAACAAGTGGATTGACGCTCAGTTGACTGAATGGCAGACGCTCACGGAACTCATTGCTGGCGAGAAACAAGAGGGTTCCGAGGATAAAAAGGATGCCAGCACTCCGCCTGCGCCGTCGGTTGGTGCAGGCACCCTGGGTGCACAACCGCTCCCAGAGACAATGGATCCGGCGAAAAACCCGCTGATCCCTAAAATTGAGTGAGAGGTAAAGTCTGATGGCAATCACGGGGCTTAAAAACCATGCGGCCATGGATCGCTGTTGGACGAACCCTGTCACCGCGCCGTCCGGTGGATACACCCAAGGCCAGATGGTCAAGGTCCAGGATGTTGTCGGCATCATTATGACTGACGCGGATGAAGGCGAGGACACTACGCTGCTTTACAAGTCACCGTCCATTACGGTGCCCTGTGAGACGGCGTCCACGGGGTCCTACGCCGACAAAGCCAAAGTCTACTTTGATGCCGCCAACGCACGAGTGACTGAGACTGCTAGCGGCAACACCCTGTGTGGGATTGTAATCGAACAGCCTGCGACGGGTGCAACTGAAGTCAAGATTGCCTTGGATGGAACACTGGGTATCACGAGCTAAGAGGAGGACGACGATGAGAGGACGGGTCATTGCTGACTGGTCTAAGGTCAACTTCGCCGATCCTCACTCAAGGTCACTGTTGTTTGGTGCGCTGAATCACTTCATGCGCCAACCCGAACAGGACCCGCAGCTACGTGAGGTATTGCGACAGGGGGCTGTCCAGTCGGCTCAACATTTCGGTCAACCTGGGGACTTCCCCACCAGTGTGCTCCAGATCCTTGAGAAATATCGGTTGGATACATCGTACGACGATGGCTGGCAGCAGATCTTCGACGTGCGAGACTTCACCGGTTCCAATCGCAATGGGTTTGAACTCCTGGATGTGGAAGACGGGTTGACGTTCTCGGCGGTGCCAATCGGTCACCATGCAGATGTGTACAAGATGAGCGGCGCGAAGGCGACGGTGTACTTCGAGCTGTTCGGTGGTGGCCTACAATGGCATCGAACGCTGATCGATGATCAGGAGTATTGGGCACTGGAGGACAATGCCTACGCTTTCCGCAACAAGGCGTATGCGCATCGTGCTCAGATCCACTACAATCTGATCGAAGCTGTACCGGCGGCGCAGAATATCTCCTGGCAGGCGCCTGAGCCTTCCGGGCTGGCCGCAACCGATCCGACTTATGTTGCAAACCGTGACGCGCAGACGATGAACACGGCAGCTCAAACCATCATCCTGACCTGCCAGAACAAGGGTTACGGCATCTCGCCGGCCAATGTTTCGTTCATCGTGTTGTGTCCGTTGCAATTGCGGGGCCGGATTCGGCGTGCATTGAACCTGATGCTCCAAGCCACGACGGGTTCGGAGCGGCAGGTCGACTACTCGTTCACCCAGATCACCACCACGATGCTCTCTTCGGGATCATATTACTATGTGATCCTGCCGAAGCGGAAAATCAAGAGTGGTAATCGGATGAATCTGACGGTATTCGACCAATTCTCGATCACGTCATATTCCGACATCGCGGTCGGGTGGTTTCGGCTGGGAGCCGCCATTGGCGACACGCAGCAAATCCAACGCTGCGCGACGTCGTAACTGCTCTGTGGGGGTGCTGGGCCGTCACAGCACCCTCACTCCTTTTCAATATAGGAGGTTGTTTTAACTATGCCAGCAGCGAAACCGAAAACGAAAGCCGAGAAAACCACGCACAACAAGGAGACAACCATGCTGCAGGCCGCCACAGCCCACCGTCCGAAGAATTGCATCCTGCTGACTGATCTCACACGGGGTGCTCAGGCTAGTGAACCTAAATCGACAGAACATCTGCTGGACACGGAACGGCTGAATCTGCAGGGACCAGTGAACAAGGTTGAGGTTAGAGACTGATGGCAATGATCACCACCCGGCAATTGTCCAAGCGGCAGCGGTACAAATTCCAGCAGCCTGGAGCTTTCGATGCAGGAATTGGGCGCGTGCTGCGGATGAAGACTATTGGCCGGGGGCAGGTGCTCCCCCCGCAACACCGGCCTGAGCGCATGCTGTGGAACGTGCTCCCGGAGAATAGCTGGCGCGGGCGGCCCTGCTACATCATTGGTGGGGGACCCAGCCTGCGGGGTTTCGATTGGTCCTGCTTGGAAGGCGAGCTGACCATCGGAATCAATCGGGCTTATGAGTTCTTCAATCCGACGATCATCTTCAGTATGGATAATCGTTTCTGGAATTGGATTGAACTTGGGCGCTTCGGGGAGGAAGCTCGGGAGAAGTTCCGAACCTATACCTATGGTTACAAATGCTGGGTGGACGTGGCCCAGGCGACTTATCCTGATGATATTTACACCATCGGTGCAATCGGCACGGATGCCTGGAGCACGGTTCTCCAGGAGGGCGTGGGGACCGGCATGAATTCAGGATTCGCCGCGTTGAATCTAGCTTACCTACTGGGTGCGGATCCGATCTATCTGCTGGGCTTTGATATGCAGGGCAAACAGGGCAAACAGGTGTGGTTCCACACGGGTTATGAAGTCAACCAGGGTGATCACGTGTATGATCGATTCCTCCATCGCTTCGAGCAAGTCGCTGCGCCTGCGATCAAGGCGTCAGGCCGGCGCGTGGTCAATCTCAACCCCAGGAGTGGGTTGAGGTGCTTCCCCTTCGATGAGGTCGAGAATATTCCGCGCTCCCGCATGCCGACAGTTGTGGCTTACTATACACCAGCATATCATGAGGAAGCGCAACGACTGCGCTTGAGCCTGCGGGGTTGGGGTTTGCGCCGACATCTGGTGCCTGTGGCTGATCGTGGTAGCTGGCAAGCTAATACGCAGTACAAACCCCAATTCCTGTTGGACATGCTGGATCGGTGCGCTTCCCAACCGCTGCTCTATGTAGATGCGGATGCCACCATGGACCGCTTCCCGTATCTATTGGAAGAGCTGGACGCCGCGTGTGACATCGCTATCCATCGACGGGATTGGTCTCGCAAGGGCAAGCCACCGGAAACTTTGAGTGGGACGATCTACTTGAGAAACTGCCGTAAGGTGCACGAACTCTTGAAGCTGTGGAGAAGCATCAACGATGAACATCCGAATGAATGGGATCAACGCAACCTGGAGCGGGCGATCAAGTGTTTCGGTGGAGCGCTCAAGGTGCGTGAACTGCCAGCGGCCTATTGTTGCATCTTCGACGGCATGCCAGAGGCTGGGGATAATCCAGTGATCACTCATTGGCAGGCCAGTCGGCGGCTGAAGCAGAAGGTGGGTGCCTGATGCAAGAGATCCTCATCATCGTCCCTACCAGGCATCGGTTCAAACCGTTGCGCCGGATGTTGGATTCGTGCATCCAGGAGCCAGGCGTGTCCATCATTGTGGTGTGTGATGGGGACCGAGAGACATTCGAGCGTCTGGACGATGTGCAGGCGCACAACCTGCAGGTGCTACTCTCTGAGGAGCACATCGGTGCAGTGGCTTGCCGTAATCTGGCTAGCCCCATGGCGGAGGATGGGCTGCTTTACGCCACAGATGACATCATCTTCCAGCCGGAGGCGATTCAGAAAGCTCTGCGCAGTTTTAATTACCATTTCCCAGATGACGATGGAGTCGTGGGGTTTCGACAGCTTCAGGAACATCATCCGTGTGGGATTGGCTTGGTGGGCCGGAAGTTCCTGGACCGCTACCCTGGGCGGCGGTTGTTCTATCCAGGATATTGGCATTTCGCCTGTCAAGAGATCCATTGGTTGGCGAGCAAGTTTGGTCGGTTTCATTATGAGCCGGACGCCGTGGTTGATCACCAAAGTCCAAATCAATACCGAGAATTATTGGACCAAACGCACGTGGAGGCTCGCCTCAGGAGGGCTGAAGATCACCGATTGATGGAGCGGCGCAAGCGCTCTGGCGGAATATGGGGTGATGGAGAACATGATTAACGGGCATAAGATCTCGGTGCTGATTACCACCTATCACCCGCTCCGGCGCAGCACGATCGGGCGGGTGCTCCAGAGCTGGAACATGCAGCCGGTGGAGCAGATCTGGTTGATCAACTGCCATAAGGACCCTATCAAGTGTGCGTTGGAGCGCGTCACGGTGTT